ATCCGCGCAGAACTTCCGTAGGTGCGTGTAGAGACCCACGTTCATCTGTTTAGTCATCATGTTATAGAGTTTGACTTTTCCGTCCCAATGTCGAGACTTATATGCAGGCATGTACTTGTAGCCAGGGACAAAGAACGAGAAGTATTCCTTCAACTCATTCTCTTGGGCTGGATGGGCCTCTACCATAAAATGGGAGTAGTCTTTCATCCTAATGCGAATCTTGTTATCCACCAGCCTCAAATCGACGATAATCAATCATGTTCTTGATCGTCGAATGCCTCCATTTGATCATGTTAAGAATATCTGTAAGACTATCTATCTGTGCTTTAAGTGCGACGATTCTGTCTTCAGACTTAGAGATCTCTGGGTCGGAGTCGTAATAGTAGTCCATTTCACCCTTGAGAATCTTGAGACCGTTGAATGGATCTGGATCCCACCCTTTCTCCTGTAGAGTCTGTGGGTCCATCTTACCGTTGTAGTACAACCACTTCTCCTTCAACAGGATCTTCTGTGACGCCTCTGCGCGACGTAGGGTAAGTTTGGTTACGGTGAGGTATTCTAAATACTTTGCGTGTAGCATGGGGATTTGACGTGATGTCTCATCCAGTTGGTGCATAGGAATAACAGAGTCCTCTGTCCACTCCTTGTGTATCACTTCAATATTAAGCATGTATAATCCGTGGGGTTTTCAAAACTACATTATATCACATATTGGTGATCGTTTCAATACAATCTTTCCAATAGTCTTCGTCATGACCCAATACGTAACTGAGAGTCATACGGTAACATTCTGTTCTTGCTGCATGGTAGACTACATTACCTGAGTCGTAGTCTCCAAAGTATCCCGCTTTGCAATTCCACCCCTGTTCGTCTTGAACCGTTATGACCTGTTCTGTCTTGGGGTCGACATATTTGAACCACCCATCTCCTCTCTCGGACCACGTAAAGATTACGTTATATGCGGATGCGTCTGCGTTGTTGTGCCAACCGATGAACCCGCCTGGTGGGTAGAGTGTTGAGAGCGCACTGTGTTGCACACCTAGTTCCTCCATAAAACTGGAGTTCAGTGCGTTCCACGTCTTGCGGTATTCTTCTGGGTGTGTCCCAAAGTAGTGATCGGGTTTGATGGGATAACAGACGGAGTTCTCTGCGGCACCTCTGTGGTCACGACCTTCGTCAATGACACGCCACATCTCCTCTTCGCCCGTGTAGTGGTCTGACTGTCCACGCAACTCCTCGACCAGACATCGGTTTGTCTGTTCGGGTTGATACAACTCTCGATACGTATATCGGAAGTCTTCCAAAATCTCCAAGAGGTTCCGGTTCTTTATGTCCAATTTTACCATCATGATATAGTGAATTTGGTATACTTAAATGTGGCGTCGTAAGTTATATATGCAACGTCTCCAGCAGTGGAGTTCAACTCAATAGATCCAAGTTGGATAGGAAGGCATCCCTCATACTTGATCTTTATGTTTGCGTTGTTATGACTGGTTAGAATAATGACCGTAATGTCTTGAGACAGGTCTTCTGAGGTGTCGACCGTTCGCTGCATCCAGTCTTGCATTTCCTTATACGCGGACATGTCCTCATCTAGGATCAACTGCATCGATAGATCTGCATATTCGATGGTATCTGCGGCAACAGGGAATCTCTGGATCTTTGCAATTGCTCGATCCACTGCGTTTGCACTAGAGCCAGGGTGTGTTACTGACTGTGCAAAGAATTCTAGGTTTCCGTATTTTGCGCGATCGATGACGACACGGAATCCCGTAGGTTGCAAGAAGTTTGTGTTGGATGTTACGCTCATAATGAATCCTCTTAGTCACTTTATTTATACACAAAAAAAAGGGAGTCCGAAGACTCCCCAAAATGACTAGTAGACTAGTTCTTTTTATTATTTTTTTACTTAGCCATTAGGTTGTCAACACGGAAGATACGGTAGTATGTGTTTTGACCTTGTGTATTAGCTAGATCGTGCGGTTGTTGTGCACCAGCGACGAATGGGTTTGCTGCCATGCCGTAACGAGTCTTGAAACCAATCTTAGGCTGGAACGTGTTCTCAGCGACTGCTTTCATCATCTGTAGTGGGACGTATGGGCAGTAGAACATACCTGCGTCATATGCGTTTGTTCCCTTATAACCTACAGTTACGTAATCAACGTCTGCGTATGGGTCGATAAAGACACGGATACGACCGTTGATTGTACCAGCGAATGTGTTACCTGTTGTATCAACAGTTAGACCAGCGCCTGGCTGATAGTCTAGTGAACCAGCAGCTGCAAGTGCAGTTGCAACATCAGCAGAACAAACTACGATGTTACCCTTACCGCGACGTGTGTCCTTCGCAATTGCGTTTGCTTCACGTTCGATCTGCATTGCAAGAGCCTTGAACTTCTCTGCTGACCAACGACCGTCTGCGTCTGTAGAGATATCAAAGATACCGCCACCAGATGTCGCAGAAGCGACGTTAGATGTTTGTGCACCTAGTACCGCCTGACCGTTGATTGAACGAACGATTTCGCGGTTGATTTCTGCAAGGATTTCTGTAGACAGAATGTTTGCAAGCTCTGTCTCTGCGTCTAGACCGTGGATTGCCTTTAGGTCTTGCGCAAGTTCTAGTGAGTACTCAGCCTTCAGTGCGCGTGACTTAGCAACAACGCTCTGCTTCTCGATTGAGAAACCCATCTCTTTGAAAGATCCTTCAGCCTCACCTAGAGACTCAGCAGCGCTTGTAGACATTGCACGGCCAGGTAGACCAAGTGTACGTCCATTCTCTAGATCTGCTAGACCTGAAGATTCGCCTTGCTGACCAACTGCGCCAGAGAAACCTGACTTAGGCTCTTCTAGACCTAGTGCTTCTGCACCAGTTTGGGTGTCATAGTGCGACTTCATCGCGAAGATTAGACCAGTTGGACCAGACATTGGCTGGACACCACATAGGTCGTATGCCATTAGGTTTGGCATTGCGCGACGTACTAGTGAGATTAGAACTGGATCCCAGTTCGCGATCTGACCGCCAGTTGCGTTAGTTGGTGCTTCTGTTAGAAAACCTTGCATTGAAGCGCGCTCTTCCATTAGAGCTTTTTCTTGGTTTTCTAGGACGGCAGCAGTTACTGCCTTACGTAGTGGATCAGTGATCTTGCCAGCAGATTCTTCGTTAAGTACTGGTGACCACTTCTCAATCAATGTATCGAATGATTGCATTTTACTATTCCTTATTGCTTAGTGGTTTTACGAAGAGCGTGTAGGTAATTCTCCATTACAGATGAAACCTCTACTTCTTCCTCTGTCGTTTCTTCGACAGATTCTTCAAGTTGCTCTGGGATTTCTTTTGAGAAGTATGATTCCTTGACAGTGTTAACTTTCGCAACGAAAGATTCTTCGTTCTCGAAGTCAACGCTTTCTAGGAGACCCTTTAGCTTCTCCGCTTGTGTATCTGCTAAATCACGTGATGCCTCAGCGATGATAGTGTTACGCTTATAAGTTTCAAGTTCTTCAGCTAGTGAAATTGCATCGCCAGTAGTGTTGTTTAGACGTTCTTCTAACTCTTCTACTTGTCCTGCAAGTTCGTCAACTAGGTCGACCTTGGTTTCTGGAACTTCGATGTATGACTCTACGAATAGGTCACGCATGTTGTTCATGAAAGACTCTGCGACTTCAGTACGTAGACCGTTCTGAATAGCAATCTTGTTATCTTCCATCCAAGTTTCAACTACATAGTTTAGGTATGAATCAACCTTACCGACTAGGTCAGTTTTGATTGTTTCGACTTCTTCAGCAAGTTCTACCGCGTAGTTCTCTTCAAGACGTGTGACCTCTTCTGAAAGCTTTGACTTTACAGCCGCTTCGAAGATTACAGATGTCTTTTTCTTGAACTCTTCCGATAGAGTCGCTTCACCTTCAACAATCGCAGCAAGTTCAGAAGCAGTGTCTACTTCTTCTGTTGCTACTAAGTCTTCGGAGTTTGCAACACCTTCATGCATCTTGTCATAAGCAGCTTGAACATCTGCCTTAGTAGATGTCATTAGCTTATTATGCATTGCGTTGATCATTCCCGCCTTGGTTTTTGGTGGGGTAGCCTTTGGAGCAGCTTTCGCAGCCTTGTCTACCGAAGCAATTGCTTCTGGCTCAGTGACTGCATCTTTGTTTTCTGGAGCTGCTTCTTCGAGAGTTTCCTCCACGATTTCGTTAGTTTCAATCTCGGTATCGCGGATTTCACTTTCTACTGCTTGATTTAAATCAGTCATAGTGACTCCTTTATAGTTTAGATTTGATTAACGAGAGGAAATTCTTGAATTCACGAATCTGCACTTCAGGACGATGTGTGATAGGTGCTTGCTTAATTTCAGTCTCTATATCTTCAATAGCTTGAGGTTCTAAGATTCCATTATTCCAGACCCAATCTACACCTTCCATAATCCCATTAACAAATGCTTCAGGTGCTGATGGATCTTGCACGATATCTACCGTAGCAAGAATAAAATCATCTTTGACGTACATTACGCCGTTTTTACTCTCAAGACTTCCCATTCCACGAGTTGACACACCTAGTTGAACACCTCCTTCTAAGAGACCTTTCACTATCTGACCCATTGGGGTATCCAATATTTGTGCCTTTCCAACCACATCATTTCCTTCAAATTTCAAGTCAGTAATGAGGTGAGAAACTTTATCCAAGTTAACAGTCGGACCTTCAGGGTGATTGAGTTCCCCAACAGCACGTTTTTTGCTAACTTGATTTTCAACATACGTATTTACCGCCTTCTCCATAATTGGTTTTGGGTAGATACGTCCGTTACGATTCTTTTTGTCTGCCTGAGCGAATACACCTTCAATGACAAAGTTCTTCTCGCCGTTCTCTTTGGCTTCAACGATGCATTCAATGTCGTTTTCTACGAATTCGCTAATCAGCTTCATTTTATTTTCCTAAGTCCTTCAGGACTTGTTTTGCGGTTGTTTCCGCTTCTTTTTGCGACTTAAAGGTATCGACAGAATCTCCGTCGATTGTTAGATGGAATCCTTTCGCGACCTTAGTAATGACAACAGGATAACCAGACATCTTCTTGTTGAAGACGACCTTATCTTTTGCCTCACGAATTTCTTGAAAAGTTTTCATCTTGTCTCCTTATTAGTCTATTTATACACGAAAAGTTTTTAACATCGATTTTATTCGAAATCGTCCGCTTCTTCGCCGAACTCCACATCGTCAAAATCACCTGACTCAAGTGCCGCATCGATTTCTTCGTCAGTTACTTCTAAATCTTCCTCTTCAACACCGTTGAAAATCTGATTCGCGACATTAACTCTTTCCGCGTCTAATGCGTCTTGCACTTTATCATTTATAAGAGTGTTGAATAACTCTTCAGCAGAAGCAAAGTTACCAACTTCAAGTGCCCCGATTAAATTTTCTGTTGATGATAGTTCAACTGTTTCTGTATCGCTCATTAAATATACTCCTTAAAAGTCATCATCCATATCGTCGCTGTTTGCGTTCTCAGCTTCGACTTGTTTCGCCATCTCTGCGATGTCCTCATCATTGAACATCATGACGTTCTTCATAACCCACTCACGTGAGAAGTACTCTCCTACGTATGTGGAAACCTGATCCATAGTCTGTAGTCGTTCTCGCAGTATTTCTGCTTCCTTTAATTCGACAAAGTGGTTGTCGCGGTTAAAGTCGATCTGGATGTGGTTCTTCCACGACTCCCAATCTTGTTCAGTACATATACCCTTCAGTAACAACTGCTTTCTTAAAACACCTGTGAATAGGTTTGCAAACTTACGTCGCAACCTGTCAATGAACTTCTGAAACTTAACCTCATCACGGTTGATCTCTGTCGCACGACCTAGTGCGAACTGTTGTTCCTGTTCGAGACGCGATAGGGGCACGTTCAATGAACGATACAACTTCTTTTGGAAATAAATGATGTCGTCGATCTGACCAAGGTTCTCACCGCCTGGTAGTGTACTGATCTCTGTTCCTCGACCACCCTCACGACGCGGTAACCAGAAGTCCTCAAGCATCGACATATGCTTACGGTCATCCTTGATTTCACCCGTGTTCGCATCATAAACGATCTTGTTGCGGTAACGCGACATAATGTCTTTGATGTATTGTTCTGATTTACCCTTCGGTAAGTTACCCACGTCGATGTAGAAGATACGACGCTCAGGTGCGCGAGACATACGATAGATGACCAACGAGTCTTCCATCATGCGCAACTGGTTTACAGGTTTAATTGCTTTCTGTAGATAGGATAGGACACGTTTCTTTGAGTTGTCCAATAAACCTGAAGTGATATACGAAACAGAATCAGAGGTCAACTTGACGCCAGCACCTGTACTGCCCTTGTCCTGATAGATGTAAAACTCATTTACCTTGTCTACCAATTTCGCACCAGTTGCTGGATCTGTTTTGTGCTTCACATCTTTGACCTTGCGGATCTTTGCAGAGTCGATCGGACGGATCTCTTGAATCCCCATCTTAGGATTAGATGTGTCGACCACAAGGTGGTGATATAGACGACCATCGACATACCATGACCGGAACATGTCGTGACCGTATTCCTCGAAGTTCAACATTGCAACGATGTTGCCGAACTCTTCGAGTAGTGTGTTTTTGATTTTGTCTGAGGTGTCGACCTTGTCTAGGTTCAACGCAACAGTAGATTCTAGTTCACCCGCAACGATAGATTCGTTTAGGATGTCTTCAATTGCAGCATCGACTTCCGGATGTTCCGCGATCTGTCGATACTTAGTAATTAGTCCGTGATTATCTTTTGCAGAGCCGCCTTCCATGTCGATATACTGTCCAAAGTATGAACCCGACGCGGTGACGTAACCAGCACCATCCTCATCCACTTTAGGGACGATAGACGTTACCTTCTTTTCATCTTTTTCTTTTGACGCTCTCTTCAGTTCGAAACCGAATGCGGAGAAAACGTTTGAGTCATTATCTGCCATAAGATCCTCAGTTCAAGTATAAGGGGGTGCAAGGCACCCCCATCAAACTTACTTATAATACCTTTAACTAGTGGTATTTGACTCCCAGTATTGGATTGCGAAAGTTGCAGTGAACTCTTCGATAGCGTCTCCAGTTCCGTAATCTAGTTCAATAGAACCTACTGTGATTGGGAACGCACCACGGAAGTTATATGTCTTTAGGACACTTCCGTCTTTATCTAGTTGTTCGACAATCATGTCTGCCTGATAAAGTGTTGGTGATGTGATACCAGTGTTAGCACTGTGACCATTGATACCGTTCATCCAACGTTCTAATGAATCACGAACCGCGAAGTCGGTGTCATTGATAATGGTTACTTCCCAATCATCAAATGTACGTTCTCCGGCGATCTTTAGAATACGACCACGGAAAGGTACATCAACCGAAGCTACATTAGAGGCAGGAAGTTGCGCTGTCTTACACATGAATGACGCAAGTTCCGCATCACCGCCTGCGTATGCAGGAAAGTTCATTAGAACACGGAATAGGTTAGGACGTGCACCGCCACCTTTCAACTTTGCTTTAAAATCGTCTACTCTTAATGTCATGATCGTTCTCCTTATACAGTACCGACCACTTCTTCAAACTCGACGCCGGTACGAACCGCGACAAAGTTGAGAGTGACGTAGTTGATTGAACGTGCTGGCTTGATAAAGCAAGACGCTATGAATTCGTTGCGGTCGACAACTTCTGACGTGTTGTTTGTTTCGTCACATACAACACGGAAGTCGGTGATACCACGACGCCCTTGGACTTCACGTAGGAATGGTTCTACGATGTTTGTGAACTCTGCGCGTGTGAAGTCGTCGTTCAGTTCGAACATGACGTTCTTCGCGGCTTCACCGATTGCACGTTCGATGACTAGGAATAGTCGACGGACGTTGATGCGATCAAACGCAGATGGTCGTGCTAGTGCAGTCTTGTCCCCGAACAGTACAGTGCCTTGGCCAGGCATAGAAACGATTGGGTTGACACGTGCTGCATACATCTGATCACGTTCACCCTTTGTTGGGTTGAACGCAAGTGCAGATACACCGAAGTATTGACCACGACGTGTTCCAGCAGGGGAGAACCAAGGAGCAGAAGAAATATCTGTTGATGCCATGATACCCGCAGTTGATGAACATGCTGGAATGAATTCGTATTGATCTAGATACTTGTTGTAGACCTGAACCCAGTTACCATCCAACACTAAGTAAGATGTTGATGGTAGGTTATCTGCCCAACTATCAACAACATCGTTTAGTGATGCTGGCGCACTTGGTGGTGATGCAACAACAATGCAGTCTTTACGTAGGTTCTGAGCGATACCCGCTAGAGCAGATACTTGTAAACCAGAGTTGTGTGCAACCATGAAGTCGATCTGGATCTGATCAACATCACCGTATGCTTCTACGTAGTCTTGCTGAAGTGTTACCGAAGGTGCGTCTGTACCACCGTCAAGGTCGAAAGTTCCGGCTTGAGGCGACTGAGATAGTTCGATCCAGTTAGAACGACGGTTAACATATTCTGAGATGTAACGTTCGTCACCAACAGTTTCTGTTAGGTTTGCATATGATTCAACAACCTCGCCATCATATTCAACATCAACTGTTTTGGTGCTTACGCTTGTCGATGTCCCATCTACATTTAGTACGTTTTCACTAACGGTAGTAACAACAACTTTTAAGTTGTCTCCCAGAGAGCCTGGGTGTTTTGCCATTACTGGTTCGACTTCTCCGTCTTTCTCCAACTGTAAAGCTAGAGCTTCATTTAGTGCTGTGGTTAGTGTGTCAACGGTGTCGTCGTCTGGTTCGGTTTTTGCCTGTTCCGCATCTAACGCAGCCTGTGCGTCTACTACGGCTTGGTTAGCTGTTAGTAGGTCTTGTGATGGTGCCTTTGCAGTTGTTCCCGCGCTCGCGCGTGTAACAAAAGCACTACCGGAGTATTTTAGAAATTGAGAGACCGCTAGGAAGTCAGCTGAACTCCCTCCGTCTTTTGGAGACCCAAAAGTAGAAACCAATTCAGACTCGTTCGCCACGAATACTGGTTTTCCTACTGGACCCCACGCGAAGTCACCGATGAACGCACCTGTAGTAGAACCGACCGCTGGAACAGTTCCAGATAGGTCTATTTCTTTAATGGTTACGCCTGGTGACTCATTTGATCTAAGAGCCATGATTGTATCCTTCTAGTTAAGGTATAATAAGTTAAACATAATACGTAGTAATATCGTCAATAGCACTATTTATAACTTACTAGTTTTCACCGTAATTTGCGTCGAACGGGGTTTGAAAGTTCGTCCATTCTGCTGAATATTCACTGCCATCTGCCGAGGGTTTCTCTAAAAAATCCCTTCCATCATCGATGATACCGAATGGTGGTAGGTCTTCCTCGATCTGCGCCATCCTTTCTTCAAACAAAAGGTTCTTGATGTTCATGTCGAAGTTGTCACCGAATGATTGGGTGGAGACGAAGTAACCGAACATCACTAGGTTCATCATCAAGTCGTCGTGGTTACCATCACTCGCCTCATAGGATACCCCCTTGGAGACAAATGTGGAGATCTCTAGAATAGTTTCTTCATCAACTACTTGTAATTTATTGTTCTCTAAGATATCCTTAATAGACGAACACCCGATGCGTTTTACTTTACGAGTCATCGTTACACCGATAGCGTCTGACTTGATAGCGGATTCCAAGAACATATTTTCATACTCTAGATCTTGGTAGAGACCAACCGCAACCAATATTCCGGCATCATTATTTTCAACAATACATAACGCTTCGTTATAAAGATTCGCATACTTATAAATAATGCTCGGGTAGAGCAAGGGAGAAATATTGTTGTTTCGATATACAGCCACTTGTTTAAATGGCCTTTGTGATACATCGATTACCGTAAATGTCGAATAGTCCTGTCCTCTACCCTTACTTACATCCACGGTCATGATATACTCATGATCTTTGATGGGTTTCTCATATACCTTGAGATCCCCACCTTCCAATAGATTTATTGGTTGTCGCGCACGTAGATCTAGCAGGGTATTACCCTCGATCAATGTGTCACCCGTCCCGAAGAAGGTATTCCCAAATTCCTGATCAAACTGGAGTTGGGATGTATTCGCGATGGTTTCCTCTTTCCACCTATCATCTCGCCCAGGCACATCCCACCAATCTACACGATAGGGTTTGTATTCGTTTACACCTTGCACGGCACCTTCCCAGATCTTATGATAAGTATTACCGATACCATTCGCGGTTGATGTAATGATCACCTTAGTGTCTACACCGGAAGATACTACGGGATAGGTTGACGTATAGAATTCTGCCGCGTTCTCAACGAACGCAAACTCATCTAGGAACAGAAGGTTTACCGACATACCACGAATCGATGATCCGGATGTCGCACTTGCGATTATACGAGAGTTATTGGATAGTTCGATAGATCCTTTGTTGAGTGCCTTACACCCTGGCTGTAAGAAGAACGGAAGATTTTCCATCATCAAGGTCACACGTGCCAACATCTCACGTGCGGTCGCACCCTTGTTCGCGAGGATAGCAATAGTCTTTTCTGGATGGAACAGGGCATACCATAGAATGTATCCGACCGAACTGATAGACTTACCTGACTGTCGACACGCTAGGACGATAGAAAACCTGTTATCCTCAAAGTGATCAAACATGTCTTCT